GATTTCTTTCGAGGGTTTCCGCTTTTGCCGCCGCTTCTTTGTAGCGTTCAGCGTAATAGCGTTGCGTTGAAGCTTCTGCTTTACGTTTTCGTTCAAGTTTAACTCTCTTCATTAGACCCACGTGAGAGATGTATCTACCTGACTTCTCACTTATCCAGTTGGCTACATCTCGGTAGCTGTATTGCTTTAGATACTTCTTAGCTTCTTCTAAAGCCTCTAGTTCTTCTGGGATTGGTAGTAGTATATCATCATCTTCAGGGTCTTGTCTATAGCCAAATGGCACTACTCTGCCTACTCTAACGACAGATAACCACTCATACTCACCATCAACTAGCTCTGGTTCAGGAAGCTTCCAAGTTTTATTAACTTTCATTTTTAGGCGGCAATATAAATACAGGGTTTTCAGCTTTGATTTCTACCTTGTCTGTCTTCACAAAGCCAGCACGGTCTAGGAAATCTTTAGCTGCTGCCATCTTTTCTTTATTGCCAAGGTCTGTAGGGTTAGTCATAACCTGCATCATAGAGTATGCAGCTTTACTACCAGCGGTGGCAATAAACTTCTTAGTAAGTTCAGCAATCTCGTCCTGTAGTACAGCAGTGATAGTTGTAGAGGATATAGTATCAGCATATCCAGCAAGACGTTTAGCTCTTACAGGATCACCTTGTGCTTGCTCAAACAATACATCAAGGAATAGTTGTTGTTTTTCTGTAAGTTTTCTCATTTAATTTTCCTGTGGGGTTTTACTTTGGCTGCAACTTTCTTAGGTTGAGCCACAAACTGCTTACCCGCAGCAGTGCCTTTTCGTTTGGCTCTAGTTGTAGCGGCATACTGAGAATCACTAAGAGACTTAATAGCCGCTTTAGGTAGATACCTTTCGCCGGTGGCCTTTGGCCCTTGTGTTGAGGGCTTACCACTCTTAGTAGTCCATTTCTGCTTAGTCCAAGACTTAAGACTTTTTTGACTTTTTGCTAGGGCCATCGTGTACCTTCTGTACTGCAAAATTAGCAGTAAGACTTGCCCCTTTGTGAGGAACAAACTTACCACTGTGTTTCATAACTTTAAAGCTACCATCAGATTGTTTCATCCAATGGTAGCCTTCAGGTGCTTTTATCTTCATGAGGTGTATCCTCCACCTTTTGCTTTGTACTGCTTGGCAACCATTTGTGCTTTACGAGCCGACCACTGTCCGGGGCTTCCACCTTTGCTGCCAGCCTTAACGGATGCGACAAGAGACTTACGCATAGTAGGCTTAGTATAATTACCCGCCGCATTTACGGTTGAACCACCTTTAGCATATCCTTTTGCTTTAGGTGCTTTCTTTACCGTAGAACTTTTGTTTAATTTCGCCACGTGTAACTCCGATGTCTCTAAGGGCAGCATCTGTCATACTATTAAGTTGCCAGTATTGTACTCTACGCATTTGACTTTCTTGTAGTGCTTTGATAAATGTTTTAAACATGGTATAACTCCTTTTTACCAGAGATAGTTATACCATAAGTCAGTGTATCATACTACATACAAGATTGCAACCCTGTTATGCACTAAGTGCGATTAGGGTCAAAGTATTCTTCTACAGAAACTATTACTTCCATTGTATTAGCTGTTTCAACATACACTAAAATCTTATCACCTGAGTGCAGATTAAAATAATTACCGTCTACTAAGTTAGCTATAGAGTTACCTGCCATACTAAGTGCATTAGCTATGTAATGATACTCTTCATCCTCTGCATGATAGAACTGCACATAAACCTTTTTAGTAGAACTGTTGTTATTGCTTATGTGTAAGTACCTAGTGATAGCACTAAAGTTAGCAGGGCAAGTATACACAGCGGTAGCGTTAGCATCTGCAGCAGTAGCTGCAATAGTGTACCCCTGTGTATGAAACTTGGACTTAGTTAGATCAGGCATTATTTTTTCTTTTTAAGGTTATTTACTTGGGACTTAACCATGCCACCCATATTGTAAGTCATAACTTTATTTTTAGCGGCACCACCTTTATTATATTTAACCATGCCGCCACCCATCATTTTCTTTTTAGCCATACCACCCATGTTCATCTTGCCAACACCGTCAGCAGCAAACGCAGGTACCTTCTTGCCAGCCTTCATGACCATAGGCATTGAGCCGCCTTTGTTGTAGCCTGACATTTTCTTTTTGGTTCCGTACATTTTATAATCCTTTTAAATCTCTTTTGTAAACTGCAGCCATTGGTTTGCCATCTTTTATGTAATATAGGCTTTTAGCTTTCTTAGCTTCAGCAATACTTTTGTAATCACCTTTTTTAGCTTTAGCTTTTTCTTTTGTTACGGTAGATTTCCTAGACTTGATCTCAGCATTTAAATATGACCTAAGAGACATAGGTTCAGCTTCTACAACTTTTGGACGTAGCTTAGGACGAACAGGTTTTTTCCTAGTTATTTCTGCTAACTCTTTTTTAAGCTTTATTCTTTGTGTATCAGTTAAAGTAGGTACACCCGACCCAGTATACCTAGCATCAACCATTGCTTTGGCGGCGGGTTGACCGGCAGTTAACTCTGGTATCCGTCTAGCTTTCTGCCTCTTACTTTCAGTACCAGCAGTACCAACAAGACTACCTTCTTTAGCAGGTTGGTTGCTGTTATCTTTAGTTGCTGCTTTTATTTTTTTATCTGCAGCTTTTATCTGAGTAACAGTTGGAGAATTATTTTTTATATAGGCATCATAAGCTACCTTACCTATTGCCGCTGCTGCAACTAAACCTGCAATGGTTGCACCCGCAGTTACTCCCTTGTTAGTACTTTTAGGTGGAGAACTTACTTTAGCTGGTGCTGGTTTTGTGTTTGCTGTAGAAGGTTTACCAACTGGTGATGGCTTAAGGCTACCTGTAGTTGGTGGTTTAGCCATAGCTTCAGCTCTACCTTTACCACCACGAACTTTACCATAGTTTTTCATTCGCATAGAACCAAGTTTTCGTCCTGCTGCAGATTGACCACTACTGCCTAGTTTATTAGTACCTCTAGGAGTATTACGTCCACCAGAAGCTACAGGGCTTTCACTTTTAATTGCATTTTTAGCACGGGTAATAAGAGAAATAAGATTATTCTCAGTGCCAGTTACAGTGGGGATTTTACTATTAATTTGCCCCTTTGTAGCTTTACGAAAGCCTTGAGCAATCAAACGATCTCTAATTGCTTTAGTGGTAGCTCTAACTAATATTCCACCAAGATAATATATTACAGGGGGCATCTCTTAAACCTTTATATCTATTCTACCACTTGACTTTGTGGGACCAGTATTTCGCTGACAGTTTGCTCGTTGTCTTCCCTTGTGCATCATGTCTTGCGTAGTAACTTTTTTTACGGGCTTTATCTTTCGCAGTCGTGGGAGCTTTACCTGCACCTTTAACGCCCTGCTGCCCAAACCTGATAAATTTATAGGTATCCCCTTCCTTAGCCATAACACAGTGAGACTTAGTTTTGTGACTAGGGGTTTTCTTAGGTTTATTAACACCCTTAAGCCCCTCCTCTTTCATCTTAGTCTTAACTCGTTCAGGGATAGCCATAGTGATTCCTTAAAGTAATAATGGGGGAAACACCGGCGTCTAGCTTCACCCCCAACTTATAATATACTAATCTTCAACGCCCAATCTCTTTGGTACACAATAAGCTACTGCACGATCTTCTGGTGCTATTCCATGTGTACTATATCTTTTTACTATTTCTCTGGCATAGTAGTTGCAGTGTTCTATGTTATCAAAGACTATCTCGTATTCTATAAGCTCTCTATCTATACCAAGATAGATTAAGAGAACGAAGGTAAACAATTAACTATAGGGACGTTTAGGACCGGGTTTACTTGTAAGATCGTCTAAACTTAATCCTGCACCTCCACCACCACGTCCACGTCCAGTCCGTTCTGATTGTTTAAGGATACGAATAGCTTGAGTTGCTTTTTGACTAGCTCTATTTGTTACATCTTTTACCTGTGCCATTGATTTAGCATCTGATGATACCATAGGTTTTCCACTTACTAAACGGCTAATAGGTGTCATTTTTCCTGAAGGATTTCTTGCATGTTTATCTTTATCTCTGTAAGTTGTTAGAGCTTTTTCTTGACGACCCTTTTGTCTTAAGTTAGCTTCACCCCAAGCTTTTTGTACTTGAGATACAGATACACCATATTGTTTTGCAAGCTTAGTCCAAGTTGGAGCTTTCTTAGCCCCCTCATTTATAATAGGGGCTTTAGATTTTGTAAAGTCTCGCCTTTCAGTAGGCTTTGCTTTAAAGATTGCGTTCTGTTGAGCTTTAGTTAAAACTACTTTAGATTTCTCAGTCATAATATTTCCTACATCATTTCAAAGTGTGGTGCATCAATGAACGGTCTGCGACCTTGAGAACGACGAAGATCTACATAGTCATTCATTGCGTCTTCCATTGTCCCTTGGTAATCAGCAATATTACCTACTGTCCACGCAGCTCCCCACTTCAGGGGTATACCATGTTTACGTGAAGCTTTAGCCATAGCATCAGCTAGATCATCATACATGTTCAAAGACCAAGTAACGTTAGAGCCAACGTAGGCCACTAGGTCCACTGCACGGCCCTCTAGATGCTTACTCTTCATTGTCTTGGAGGCACCCTTAGCAACCAAAGCTTCCTGCTCTGCTAGGGTACGCATACCGCATGTAACACCAAAGTCTACTTTGGTTAGGGTGATAGCAGTCTTAACCATTTCAATCAGGTCAGGCTCAATGCCAGCCATGCGGTTAATGCTACGTGTTGATAGTTTGAAGGTCATTTTGTTTCTCCGCTATGAGCTTTGATTGCTCTCGTATTAACTCTTGTTGTTTCTCTAGGGTAATGTATTGCTTATCTACCTCTGATAGTTGAGGGATAGGGATTACGTTATCTTTTGCCAAAGAACTTACTCACTGATCGCATCCCAATGCTGGCACTTACGATTCCACCTAGAGCTATCTGGTACCACTGAGGCATTACCTCTAAAGATG